ACCCGTGCGAAGAGAATCCACGGCCTTAAGGCCGTGGTAGTTCAACTCACCGCCAGAACTTGCGCCACCAGCCTTTTTTCTTGCTCTCCTCTTCGCCAGGCTTCAGGGAGAGCTGGCCGAAGGTTGAAAATTGTGCCTATAGACTATAGGAATGGACAGATAGCAAAGAACGGTTTTGGAGATGTCCGAAGGAAAAAGAGAATGCCGCAAGTTGCACGTGGTCAACTACCCATGACTGAAGTCATGGGCCTCCTGCCTAACCGGTCGTGAATGAGGTCAACTACCCTACCCTAAAGGGTAGGGCTTGCGACTACGTAAAAAGTCGTGTCGCGTCTGGCGGGCTGACTAAACCGCCCTGAGACTCAAAGATATACCTCAAGTCTCGTGTTCTGTGCTCTATGTTCATAGCACCCACTCTGTCGGCATGTGACTCATAACCGCAAATCTCACAACGGAATTCCAGACCATGCCTGTTGTTCCTGCTTATGTGGTTGCATCTAGGACAAGTCTGGGAGGTGTGAGCCGGATCGACATAGACCACAGCGATTCCAGCCTCATTGGCCTTGTATTCAATGAATGTTTGGAGCTGCCTGAACGCCCAACTAGAATGCTCATGCCTGAACTCTTTGGACACTTTGTGTTCAGTCCGCTTCCTGATACCTGTCAGATCTTCCATGCCGATTGCTGAAACGTCGTTTTCTCTGGCGAATTCTATGAGATCCTTGGTTACTTTGTGATTTACGGCGGTCATGAACCGTGTCTCTCGGCCAGCGAGATTCCTGAGAACCCTCATACTGGACTGAGTGCCCAAATATCGACCGCCTGCTTTCTGAAGCCTTCTGCGCTCATTAGATCGGATGTTTCGGCGATTCTTGATCTCGCCACCAGCGAAGAATTTACATTTCTTATCTGTGGTGGATGCAACTGCCAGACAGTTTATTCCAACATCCACACCCATGAATGTGGATGCTTCGGTTATCTCCCTGTCTGGAACTTCTTTCTCACAGGCAAGGTGAAAATAGAATGAGCCGTCCCTGTGCAAGCACAGTTTCGATGCCGAGTATTTCCACGAACCATCGAGGTACTTCTGAGCATATGTATAGTTCAAGAGCTTGTATTTCTTACGACCTGCAATCGTTGTAATACTCAGAGTATCTTTGCTAAGTCCGAAGTCGCGCTCGAATGAGAATGTTGCTGATGTCGGGCTGAATTCTAGGAGTTTCCATTCTGACTGACCGCTGGATATCTGCTCCTGGAGAGTCTTATATGCACCGGCGACCTGGCGAGCCACGTTACAACACATCTGAGATTTCAGTCCAAGCTCGTTTCTCAGGTATCGGTAAGACGCCCTCTGCAATGTATTGCTTCCCATTGGCTTCTCGTTCGCGAATACTAATTGGGATGTGTAGTTCATGCCTTGTGAGAACATCGATAGCAGCTCCTTCAGATTGTCATCGGGACAATCGAGTTTTAGAATGATCGTCTTTGTGAGCTGCATATATAGACATTTCACCCGATTCTATATAAAGATTTCTGGGTGAAAGTACGCGCTCCTCCCCGGCCTAAAGACCGGGGACTCCGCGCTGTTACGAAGTTGAAGTGCCAACCAAAGAAATAAATAAACTCTGGAATGATCTTATTTCATGATCCGAAAATCAATACTGATTCTACTCGCGGTTCTTCTGGCAGCTCCAGCTCTGGCAGACTTGAAGACGTATCAAGATCCGTTCGCTGGAGATGATTCTCCCGATGTGGCCGAGCTGAACCAGTCTGAAGTTGAGGTCTGGATGGGGCCGTATATATACTATGGGAATGTGTCGGTGGTCACGCCGCTCTTCATGGTACTGAACAGCACAAAGGCGTGCACTGCTCTCGCAACAGAATCAGAATGTGAGCACCACCCAGAAGGGAAAAAAGTATTGATCGCCCTCAAGAGCATCAGCTCTATAACCGTGATGTCTTGAGGCTCAACCCATTTTAGCGAGCTTCTCAGCTTCAAGCTGAGTCTTCAGGCTGTCTACGGCCATCCCAGCCCGCCGGAACTTGTGCTGAGCCGCCCTGGCCGCTTTTTCCTTCTGATGTAAAACAGTAAGCTGCTTTCGTGTGGCTTTGTTCGCCCTCTGCTGCTGCCTGGCAGGATCAGCAACACCATCAGATATAGCCTCCTCCACAGCGGCCAGATAGGCCTTTTCCCTTGCCTGGGCAGCCTCTATCCTTGCCTCCTCTGCCTTGTACATCTCCTCGTCGGCTTCGAGAAGCGCATCAAAAGCTGCCTTAATATCGTCTGCTGATATCATTTTTCTAAGACTCCATTTTCTGAATAGGAATAAGAGCCACATACGGCGGCAATAGGCTGGATGAGCTGCCCGCGAAGCTCCCAGGATGAGTATGTCCCTGACCGCCGCCTGTGTATCCTGTGGTGCTAGCGTTGTCGGATAATGTAGGCGCTACAGTATATGAACTGCAACAAAGCGATCCTACGCCCTGCCACTTGTTGGTAGGGTAATAATCAGTCATAGAATGAGTATGCATAGACTCCGTTACAGTGAGCACATGAGACGCTATTGTAACCGTCCCAGCGGGCTTGAAAGTGGCATTTCCAAGCTCCTGACCAACTGAATAGGAGCCACCTGCCCCTACAACAAAGTAGTCCGTGAGGTCAATCGTTCCATCGGTCCCGTCGGCTATATGCCATGTGTTGTCTGCAGTGAGCAATTTTCCTGTGAAATCCGACATCGGCCCCCAGTACCAGATCACAATGCCAGGCTCCACGCCCCCAGCAATTGCAGACGCATCTACACCATCAAGCGTGTCGCAATCCATCCCTGAGCCAGAGCCATCAGTATCAATGGACCAAAAATAGCTGTCCATCTCCGCCTTCGGATAGTACCTGTTGTCATGATCGTGCTCTTCCAGGTAGCTGATTATCTCTGCGTACTGGGTTTGCATGTGGTTGAGCTTCTCGGCTGTGATCGTTGTATCCGATGCCCATTCGTCATTTGGAACGTATGCCATCAGCTCACCTTGATGATATAATATTTCGCCACATACAGCGGCATGATCGAAAAGCTGTTTAGAGTTATTGATTTTGTGCCGTGATTATGGGCCTCATCCGCGGCATCGTGATTATACGCTGTCGTTGCTCCTCGGCTTGAGGTGGTGTTGCTAACCACTCCCACCGTGGCATACCATCGATCGGAATATGACCCAGTACAGTATTGATCTGTCCAGTTGTGGTAGTGATATGGTATCTCGGAAACCGTGAGCGTGTGATCTCCAACTGTGACGGTCCCGCCTGCGGTGCTCAGGGTGGAATTTCCGCCAGATGTCTGCGGCGTGTACAGCCCCCCAGCTCCTAGCGGAAACTTGCCCCTCAAATCCGGTGTGGCTACGCCGTTGTAAGTCCCGCCATCACAGATGTGCCACCCATCAGGAACGTCCGCATCAGTTCCATTCCACCCAAGCACGCTTTTTATGGGCAGCAGAGATCCAATGATCTCGTTCCAGTGCATCCCATCTATTTTGTCTGCGTCGGGCTTGACCGTCCCGCCTTTGAAGAATCTTGTATCTGAGATCGAGATAGTATAGTACTGCTCATCGTGGTTGTGAACCGCAATCAGCTCCGAGGCTTTGGAATATTGAGTCTCGATGTAGTTCATCAGCTCTGCCGACAGCGGAGTTCCAGCGGTGATCTCAACAGGAACGTAAGACATGCTCATAGCCTCAAGATGTAGCAGTATGCCTTTGCAGGCGGCATGATCGGCAAGGAGCCGCTCTGTAGCTGATCATTTTGATCATAGTATCCTGACCATGTAAAAGAGCTGCCATCGTGACCATGTGCTACGCAGCTCGTGTTCGGAGTCCCGTTGATACCTGTGGTAGTAGTATCTCTCTGACCAATCGTTTGATACCATGAGTTCGTCCCAGAAGACTTGTCAATTATATTATTATATATGTCTACATAAGAGTGCGTATGTCGTGGTATCTGGTTTGTGGTCAGTGCAACCGCGTCTGGATTGAAAGACGATGCTGTTGGGATGACAGAAGAGGATCCTCCGGTAGCTCCTGGGTTGTACCCGCTACCAGCTCCAAGCAGGAATCGCCCTCTGAGATCAGGAGATCCAGCCAGCCCGTCGCAAAGATGCCATCCAGAGGGTATAGATGCCTGTGTGAGCGCCCAAACTGCAATGCATCCTGAAGGCACGGCGAGAGCTTGCAGTTGTGCCTTGGTATAGCCGTCCACTAATGCCGCATCTATGCCGCAACCATGTCCTGTGTCCGATCGGCCAGAAGGATGAGCTGATGTTCTATAGAAAGTGCTATCAGCGGATGCTTGCGTGTAGTACATTGAATCGTGATAGAGCGCATCGATGTATGCCACGCCTTCAATGTACTGTGTCTCGATGTGGTTAAGGCCGTCGACCTTCTGCTGAGTAGTCATACCGGCCTCGCTCCAAGTTGTCGGAACGTAGCTCATGCCCACCCCTTTACAGATACAAAATCTAGTTGAAGAGATTCTAGCGAGTTTTTGGTTTTGCTGTAACTATGCTTCTGCATCTCGATACCAGAGCCCGGTGTCATAGAACACCCATCGCCACCCCAAAGGGCCACCGCATCTATCGGAACTCCATTAGCTTCTTGGGAAAGTATGATGCAAGTAGTGTAGATCTCAGTTCCATCGTCGCTTTCCGTTTGCAGAGCGATAGGCTTCCTGAAAAACTCGATATTGTTGGAATAGAGCACAACGTAGCTGAGACGATCTGCCGTTGCGAGACATGGAAAATCAATATCAGAAGGCGTACATCCTGGATAGACTTGTATGAATGGGTTCGGATGCTCCGAGGCAAGCCAGGTCTTCGTGAACTCTTCCAAGCCCTGCACAGTGTCCGATTCTCCGACAGACTCTTTCTGCTGCCTCCTGGCTTCCTCAGCTAGCCCACAAAAGAGCATCTCCCAAGACTCTTCAACCGGACCCTCGACGGCCTCAATAGCGTATTTCGTGAGCCCTCCGTCGAATGTGATCCGCACTGCAGTGATGAGCATATCAGAGCCATCTATGCCCAGAACCGGCAACGAAACTGTCTGCAGCACACCAGCCGCAAGTCCTGGCTGAAGCGTGCTGTACTGCAGCTTGCGGCCAATCTTCGCATAATGTAGCAGCTTGGCCTTGGCACTCACGAGCGCCGCATCCTGAGTCAAGAGGCTGCTGTCGGAATATGTCTTCTCGACCTTCCCAGAGCCGAACCCCTGCACAACCTTCTGCCGCGTGATCTCTGCTGCCTGGGAAGCCTTGACTATGAGCTTGTAGGCTCCGGTATATTGAACCGTGAGCACGTCTGAGCTTGATATTGGGGTTGCTGATTGGTCCTGCGTGATCGTGGCGTCGCCTTTGTTCCAATACCAATCTCTGTCCGTCTCAATTCCCTTGATGCCAACTGTCTGAAGCTCTCCGTTGAGATAGATAGTAGGCACCCTTGCCAGCGGATAGCCCACGGTGAAAGATTTCTGTGTACCATCTCCCACGAAGCTCTCCGTCTGCTGGGATGTCTCGGCTTGGCCGCCCTGGATGTACTGCACGTTGCGGTACTCTGGATTTCCATTCACTACCGATACCGAATCTTCAAGTATCTCTGAGCCATCCTGTATGCCCCAATCAGCCGCATATGTAGCCCTGTCGATGAAATATAGCCGCTTGAACTCGTCTATGAACCAAGTATAGCCGCATAGCTCAGCCGCCTTGTCAAGAGCTTCCGAGCACGTGATGTAGTTGAACAGGATGTTTTCGAGCAATTCCCCTGGCTGTATCTCGCCCTCTGTGACTCCCTCCTCAGCCAGGATCTCCAAGATGTCCCTGACGATGTTGCCGCCTGTCTCGCTTTCATAGGCCGCATGAAACTGCCTTCTGTCGGCCAGAGCGTGGTAGTCGATACACTGGATGGAGTGCCTTAGGCCGCCTTCCGAGGGAGAGATCCTCACTACTGTGGCTTCTTCGATCAGGCCCCCAAAGAGCCTGCCCTGCTCATCCCTGATGAGTACCTCCTGGCCGTACTCGAAGCTGTGGTGCTCCTCCATGTCCAGTATATCGAAGGTTGCAGTGCTGCGCTCTTCTATGCGGTGATCGATGGTTGGTACCGGATCGGCGAGCACATGAGTGTTCTCGAACTCCTGGAGTTCATACACTTGCATTGCGGCCATCTGGGCCACAGAGAGGAGCTGCAGCTCTGAGACAGTTATTCCGGTGTAGAGCTTCTCTCCAGCGATTTGCACGAAAATGGACATGATCTATAGGTACGCACACGTGGCTTTCATTATCGTAGGGCTTTGCGTTCCTTTTACTGAGATAGTACCAGCTGCGGTT